TTATCATCCGATCAGACTCAAGCATTAGAACTGATGGGGCTATACCTGTAGCAACAGCAAGATTCGCAATCAACCAATGATACGAATCAACGCCTAAAGCGTTTAGTCTTTTGGGTCTGTAACCTCAACCTTAGCGACCAGTTCAATCCAATCATCAAAAGTTTCTGCAGTCTTCTTCAGTCTTACAACACCAAGCCAAGAAAGATAAAGCAAGTGTGTAACTTTCTCTAACTTGTCGATACCAAGGTTAAAGTGTGCTTCCCATTTGACGATATCGCCTGCACTAGAAAGCACTTCGATAACAGTTCCATCAGATAACTCTATGCGTAGGTTGAGCTGATTCATTAGGCTGTAGCCCTGCTAACTGTTCCTGTTGTCGGCCATGTAATGCTGAACGTACTTAAGTCCCCGATCTGCCCTGAGACGGGGGTTAGGTCGATAACACTGCAAATCGCTGTGTAGGCAGGGTTAGCACTTGACACAGCTGAAGAAGAAGGCTTGATAACTACTGTCGCCTGAGCACCTAGTAAAGGCCATAGAGTAGCATCAACTGTCGCTGCAGCATAATCCTGATTGAAAGTAAGAGTCAAAGAACCTTCACGCAAACCTGCAACACGGGTAACCCATGTTGATCCAAAAGCGGTAGTAGTTACATCATTAGCAGAAGCCTTAAGTTCAACCTGAGTTAGGTATGAAGCAAGTGCAGTAGATCCGTTGATTGAAACGCTAAAATCTGTTGCGACAAAAATTGCCATTTATTATCCTTATCTTGCGAAAACTTGAACCGAAAACTCGGCACTCAAATAGTCTATACCGTTGATACTAACTGCTCCGTAGGCACTCAACTCTGGCACAAACACTTCATAAGCGTTACCACCCAAAGTTCTATCAGACTCTAAAGCATATTTGACTGAGCCTTCACCTGGTGCAACCAAAACATCCAAAGATGCTTGAGCTGTACGCTCCGAAACACGACCTAAAACAACAGTCACCTGAAACGTGTACTCAGCCATGCTGCGTTGATTCTGTTGATTGTAGTTGACCTTAGTTAGCCCTATCATGGCCATAGGGGGATTTACTAGATCAGGCAAAGTCTCTACAACACGCAAACCCTTTATAGTCTGCAGATTCTTAGCAAGCCCTGCACGAAGCAAACTAATGCTCATCAAGCACCAGTTCTAAGCTGACGGTAAGGATTTATCAGCTGTGCAACATCACCATCAATGTTTGCACCTACACGCATAATGCCTATGTCAGATACACCGGCAACACCCAACGGAGACTCTAGGCGTTTGAACAGTCTTGAAGCCTGAATGATAGAAGCAAACTTTACAGGCTCAGGCACACTAGCCCAACCAAAGGTTCCTGTGACCTTAACCAAAGCCATGTCAGCCCAAACAGGGAATAAATAGTTATCGGTAGCAGTTATAGCGTAGTAAGGGCTATACGCTCCGTTAGCTCTCTGATTAGGATTCAGCAGCTGATAATCACCAGACTCCCAAGTCGTATCAAAGATAAGTGGATCAGTGCTAGAAGTCTTTAACTCAGTAACAGCCTGAGCATCATCAATCCAACACATAAAACCATCATTAGCCTGATAGTAACGAACCTCACCTGGACTGCCTGAATAGAAGTATCGGTTACAGTATTGGTCAATCATTCGGCAAGCAGAATTGATGCTGGACTCAATCAAAGAATCATCGAGAGTGTCTGTGATACGAAGTGCAGCTTTGACATCTGCAAGAGTGCAATACCCATTTGTTACAGCCAAAATAAACTCCTAAAGTCAAGTTCTAGTTTACTTTATGCCTACTATACGCTGTTTCAAATCTGTCGTAGAAATACCTTTAGTATAAGGAACATAAACAAGCTGTATCTCTAAGTCATCTAACCATTTTTGAGTAAACTGCATTTGAGCGTAATAGTCACGCCTAGCCCAGTCATCACCAACAACAATAAAGTCAGGCATAACATACTCAATAGCAGGTTTACTGTCAGCCCCACCGACATTTGCGATAACCCGATCAACATACTTGCAACCCAACAAAATCTCTTTACGCTCATCAAACGACATGATAGGCAAATTGCCCTTATACGCCTGAATAAAGGCATCAGTATTCAAAGAGACAATAACTTGCCCATCATCACCTGCAAGCCTTCTACAAGCCTTTAGAAAGCGTATATGCCCTGAATGTACCAAGTCAAAGGTTGCACCTGTGTAAACTATCTTTCCCAAGCGTTCACTCTCCTAATCCCTAAATCCCATTCACCTGCACTGTAATCATCCGTTGCAACTTTACTTTGATACAAGCGTTGATTAGCTTGAAAAGTCTTATCATTTTGACTATGAAACCCTGAGTTCAAAGTGCTCGAATTATCATGCCCTAGTTCAGCGTTAATAAACTTCGCCTTCACACCTGCCTGCATCAACCTACGCTCATAATCGTTATCTTCAAAGTAGATCGGGTGAAAACGCTCATCAAACAAACCAGCCTTCAATACTGCACCTTCACCCAACACAAAACCACTCCACTTCGGCATAATGCTCAGAAAGTTGATTGCATCAGTATCAGTATTGTTAGCAATCTTTTCTAAACTGCCTGGCTGAAACACAGTGTCATCATTTACAAGTACCCAATACGGTGCAAAAGGCGTTGACTTTACAATTAGGTTGAGCCCACCACCATAACCCAAGCCATGTGGCAGAGCTATAAACCACAAGTTCTTTACAAGTTCAGGCTTTTCAGGAATATATTTACGCTTACCTGAGTTATCTACAATAACAAGATGTTCAACAGGATAGTCAATACTTGCAAGCAGGCGATCTGCTAAATCAAATCGGGAATAAGTAAGAAATCCTAAAACAGGAATCATTTAGAAGATAACTTTTTTATCAACGGTCTCCAAGACTCCTTGTAAACCTTGTCTGCATCATACTGTTTAGCAAAAGCAATAGTGTCAGGGAACTCACCCCTGCCACGCTGATACGCCTGCTCCAACGCATCCACAACACCATTGACCAAAGGAATATTAAACCAAGTATGTTGCCCTGCATCCCAAAACGGTTGACCATTCACCAGAAACGAATCAGGCGAAGCAAGTTCAGCACTAGCTGCAAAGTTAGAAGTAATAATCGGCACACCACAAGCCTGAGCTTCAATCTGTGGAATACCAAAGCCTTCCCCATAGTTACAGAAAAGCCCTACATCCCAACCAGAATAGATCGCAGCCAAAGTCTCCTGACTAATTCCATACTGATAAGCAATAGGGTCAACCATCATGACCTTCTCAGGGGGAACACCACAAGCCTGCAAAATGTTAGGCAACACAAACCCAGACTGCTTGCCATACGGTTCAGTATGCAAATACAAAATAACGTCATCATGCTTCGCAGCAAACATCGCAAAAGCAAGAAAGTTTTCTGCCACAGCTTTACGGTGAATAAACCCACCAGCCTTATTAGCAAAATTCATGCCCACAACAAACTTATCTTTGCCACCCACAAACTCTCGGCCAGACTTACCTTCAGGAAGCAACTCAGTAGGTTTAAACAAATTAGTGTCAATAGCGTGAGGAACATACTCTGACTTAACACCTGCCTGCTCAATCATCGCCTTACCAAACTTGCTCATAGCAATAGGCGTAACATTAGGCTTCTTCAACCAAGCCAAAACCTTTTCAGGTGCAGGCTGATGATCTATCGGAACCCAAGAACCAATGTTTATAGAATCTAAAGCAGGATTATCTAAAACCCAAACATCATAAAGCGTAATAAGAAACGCAGGAAGATTAGGATTTTCAGCCTTCCAATGAGCATGATTTATAGGCAAAACATCAGTCGAATATTGATTCATGCCACGACTGTAATGAGGTATCAAACCTGAGCCTGTCTCAATCAGACTATTGACACCTTCACCACCATAGTTTGAAAGCATCGCAACCTTATGCCCATCCTTCACAAGCCTTTGAATCACCTGCTTCGACTGTGTACCATAACCAGTGTTTTGATTTAAAGAGTTGCTGTACCAAGAGATAACAGATTTAGTCATACAGTCAGCATAATAGAAAACACCCCCAAGACAGCCCTACGCAGCCGAATTGGGGGTGAAATCTTTTGTCAGCTAGAGACTAGCTTGCACCACCACGGAAAACCTTGATGTTGCTTGTCTGGATTAGACGTGAGTCAAGTCTCCAGGTTGCTCTCCAAGTAGATAGATCTGTCTGGAAAGCGTAGTCATCGCTTCTGTCAACCTGTAGGCCACCAGCGTTACGGATGTATAGAGACTTTAGATCACCAACAGCCAATGAACGAGCGTTTACAGCAGGGTTAGGCAGTGCTGGAGTTTCGATAACAGGCACACCTAGAACTAGGTCACGCTTGTCAAGTCCAACACCAACATCAAAGAAGTAACGACCCTGAGAGTCCTTCAACTTACGCAAAGCTGCAATAGAAGTGCTGTTTGCAAGCATTGCGAATGAAGGAAGGTTACGAAGTGCACCGTCAAGGCTGTAAACAAGGTCAATAACGTTGTCTGCAGTGAAAGCACCAGATACACCAGTTCCACCAGTTACACCGGTTGCGGCAGCAGTTAGGAAACCTGTAGGCTCTACAGTTCCAGTACCGTTCACAACCTTGTCACCGATAGCGTTACCGAAAGCGTTACCGAACTGACCAGCAAGGAATCCGATAATGTCAACGCCAGCGTCAAGGATCAGTTCACGAGATAGCTGTGCAAGAGCTGAGAACTTGAACGCACCCAAAGTTGCGAAGGCGTTGAAAGTTGGCTCTGAAACAGAAATCGATGAACCCTGACCAACGATAGTTGCAGTTGAGAAACCTGACTGTGATGGAATCTGTAGGTTTTCGCCTGAAGCAGTGTTGATAACTGTTGCATAGTCAAGAAGTGGGTTTACAAGTCTTGCAACCTTAACAATCTCGTTGTAGAAAGATGTTGGAACAGGTGCACCAGTTGATGATCCAGTGATAACACGCTTTTCCATAGGAAACTCGTAACCACGAATCTCGCCCATAGCCATCTTGCGAAGAATGTCAGACTCAGTGTCTGAAACAGTTGCACCAGCAAAGTTCACTGCTGCAGCCTGCATTGCTTCACTAGTCTTAGCTTCACGCTGCTCTAGCTCGATTAGTTCATTTCTTTTGTTGATGTCTGCGGTTAGAGAAGCATACTTCGCCTCGTCTTCACCTGACCATACGCCGCCACGAGCTTCAACTGAATCAATCAGTTCCTTAGCTTCGTGCCATGCTTTAGCCTTAGCATCAACCTGTTTTGCGATAAATTCGCTCATGGTTTGTTCCTTTCAAGAACATAATGTTTAGGGATTTTGTTTTTGTGGCGATACACGCTCAACATGTCAGGGGATAAACGCACACTGACATAAATAGTCTATACAACACATTTATACACGCTAAAAGAAAACCCCCTAGGACAAATTAGGGGGAAAGAAATTAGCTTCTTTTTTAGGCAGACAGGAACGAGAGGGAACTGCCTACATAACTACTATACACGCTGCATCAACAAATCAAGCTGCTTCTTCTTTAGATCTAGCAACGCCTGTGGATTAGTAACTTCAGGGTCTTTCTTTAGAACCTTACCTAAAGTGTCAGTCAACAAATCACCCTGTCTCTCAGTCAGTTCTTCACCTGCTTCAAGAGCAAGCAAAGCATCAGTCAGTTCTTCGGCAGACACTCCACGAAGTTCAGCAAGTTTCAAAATCTTTTCAGAAAGTTCGGTCATAGATCTAACGTTAGCAGTTCCTTCAGTTGCGGTGTATGCAGGGAAAGCAACCCCGACACTAACTTCGTGAACATTGACACGCTTTAGAACACGCTCTGAAGCACTAGCCCATTCATCGCCACCTGCAGGAACCCTGAAACCGAAACTAAACGCTGTAACATCGCCACGCTGAATACTAATAGCAGCATCTTTACCTGCCTGAGTCATAGGCAAATCAGCTTCAACCAATAAACCACGAGTATCTTCAGTCAAACGCAAAGTACCTGCACGAGTCGAACCTAAAACAACGCTTGTATCGTGATTCCACAAAAGTTTGACATCATTACGAGACTTCAAAGAATCTCTAAACGCACCAGGCTCAATAGTCTCAATGAAAGGCAACGGTTGACTAGGTGAATTGAACACAGCTGCATAACCTCTAAGAGTCATGCCCTCGCCTTCTTGACGAATCTCCAAGTCATGAAGCATCTCTCTACGCTCAATACCTGAAGCAACACGCTCACCACGCTCATGCAACTCTGCAACCTTTGTAGGTTCAACAAAACGCACACTATCTTCCTGCATCGCCATAGGGTCAACGCTAGGGTCAACAACATCAACGACATCTTCAACAACTACAGGTTCACCCATAGAGTCCACAATCTCACACAACTCATAAACAGTTTCAGCAAGTTTAGCGATAGTTTCTAAAGCATCACCTTTAAGGCTGTAAGCCTTATCCTGTAATTCACTCAAAATGTAACCTTCCATTTGTCTAACATCAATTTTACCTGCATCAACAGCAACATCCCTGTTTTGAGACTCATTCAAACCATTCACCCAAGACTGACCTGCATCGCCACCCCACGCATCCCAAGCAACACGACCTGCACTAGGGAAACCATCTTCACCAGAACTAAACCCTGTAGCCTGCTTATCAACTTCATGCCTAGCAAAATAACTGATCATACGATTGACAGTATCTGCAGAAACATCTGCACCCGAAGCAAGCTGTCTAGCTCTAGCCCTACCCACAGCCGTAAAACCTGAACCAGCAAAACCATCGGCAATCCACTGCAAAGCACGTTTAGCAGCTACAGCAACACCGGCAGGCGGAGAATAAGAACCTGCATCAACGGCTCTCTCACCACCAGGAGCGATACCTTCAGCCAAACTAACTGCAACCATTTGAGCAATTGCCTTAGCTTTAGATTTGTGTTTACCTAAAACTTCACCATCATCCTTGACTGTATTCCAGCCTGTAGGAACTTGCTCAATAAAATAAGGCATAGTTAGTCCTGCTTCTGAATAATAACGCCCAGATTGTAAGTGCCTGACGCTGTTCTAGCGTAAAGCGCATCACCTGGATCTAAAGTAATCTGCAAAACAACAGCAGTATTTATTTCAACAGAGTTAGGGGCAACAAGGTCAGCACCGCCAATATAAATCTTTCTACCAGCAACATCTTCCCTATTGTGAAGAACAGCCCTAACAGGCATAACGTCAGGGGCAACAATCTGCACCAAAGCAGTTCCAACAGCAATAGAAGTTTGAGTTATCGGCATTTAGGCTCCTGTTTCGTAACTGCCATCAGGAATAGTAGTCGGGTTCTGTAGTTGAACTGTAGGCAAACCTGTGTGAGCAATCGGGGTCAAGCCAAGACTCTTTAGAACATCTTCAGGCACAAAGCCCAAAGCAATAAGTTTCTGAGCCATGTCAACCTTAGTTTCTTCTTCATTCAAAGAAGCAGCATTGATGTTGATGTTTGTCAGTGGCACACGCACGACATCCCCACCGTCAATCGGTCTCATATTCTCTTTACGTCTAACTTCATTAGTTGACAGCACACCATTCTGTAACAGCTTGCTATAACCCTCAATTCGAGTCGCATAATCTCCACGAAGTAAGTCATCTGTGCTAAACGCTAGAAACGCTGTGTCAGGTAGCAGAGTGCTAAAAGCATCTTCAAGTTTCGCCAGCCAAGGTCTAAGCGTGTGGGTAACAAAAGCAATCTGCTTCTGCTCAATCGAGTTATAGCTCTGCCCACCATTATTCAAACCAATCATGTCTGTAGGCACACGATACGCTCTAGCAACATCCTCGACAGCAAGCCTGCGAGAGTCCAACATCTGTGCCTGATCGTTAGCAACCATCGTAGGTTTGAATGTTGCACCGCCAGACAAAATACCGGTCTTATGTGCTTTACGGTAGCCCTTGTGTTGACGGTCAAAACTCTTAGATAAGTTTTCGGCCTGTTCAGCTGTCAACGCTCCAGGATATTCGATAACACCATTCTGAGTCGTACC